GGGTTTTGAGCGGGCCGGCATGGTCTGCAAATGGCAGGTGGAAATTGACGACTACGCCAACAGGGTGCTTGCCAAACATTGGCCAGCAGTCCACAGAGAACGAGACATCCGGCAGTGTGGGGCGCACAACCTGCAGCCCGTCGATGTCATCTGCGGCGGGTTCCCGTGTCAGGATGTGTCAATCAGCGGAAGCAGAATCGGGGTGTACGGAGAACGATCTGGACTGTTCACAGAGGCAGTCAGAATCATTCGTGAGATTGGACCAAGAGTCGCGGTGCTGGAGAACGTCACAGGGTTGTTTGATGGAGGGATTGGCGAGGTTCTCTGGCATCTGGCCGCGATCGGGTATGATGCGGAATGGGATGTGCTTCCGGCAGCAGCCGTTGGTGCCCACCAGATTCGCGAACGGATTTTTATTCTGGCCTACCCCAAACACCAACGGATGGAGGGGAGACGGGGAGTTAGCGCAACTGAAAAGAAAATGCTGTTCGGTTCAGGAGTTTGTGAATCTAAGTCATCGGGCGGCTATTTCAAAACGGACAAAGCACTTGCCGAGTTCGCGAGGCGTCAAGCCGAATGGGACAGAGAACCCAGTGTGGGTCGAGTGGCTCATGGGGTTCCCAGAAGGGTGGACCGACTGCGAGGACTCGGAAACGCCGTAGTCCCACAGGTGGCGGAATTCATTGGCAGGCAGATTGTGCAACACATGACAGGAGGGAACGACGATGCCGTTACGGTCAAAGAAAATCCGACAACTCGGTGAGCGGGTTGTGGTGGAAATGGACATTCCCGACGACTGGCAGCCCGGACGAATTCACAGGGTACTGGCGGCGGTGCGCAAAGAGGATTACGAGTACATCGTGGAAATGGAATCGGGCGAGTATGTGCAGGTCGGTCCGCATCGCCTGGCGTACCAGATGCCGGAGCGAGAGCCACGCATACCGGAGGATGAATTGCGGCGGCGGTGTCTGGCAGAGCAGGCCAACTGGTCACCAGAGGAGCGGGAAAAACGATGGTGCGGTCCGAAGCGGACTGCGGTTGAAATTCAGGTGGTGCGCAGCAACGGAATGGCGAAGGGGGCACCTGATTATGAGCCATGAAAAACACGGGATTGAGATTCCCGGAACGCCGGTGGCACAGCCAAGACACAGGGTTTCAGCGCGAGGCGGATTTGCGCGAACGTATCTGCCAAAGAAGCATCCGGTGCACGAGTACAAGCGGCGTATTGCAGAGTACACAGAAGATTGGCCGGTGTTTGTTGGTCCGCTGAATGTCTTCATCGAACTGGCGTTTCCAATGCCAGCCAGTTGGAGCTACAAAAAACAGGCGGCGATGCGTGAGGCATGGCACACGCAGAAACCAGATATCGACAACGTCGTCAAGGCGATTCTGGATGCACTGAAAGACCGATGGCGAGACGATACACAGGTTGCGAGATTGACAGTTGATAAGCGGTGGACGGATTGCGAACAGGGTTGGACGTGGTTAGAAATTTTGGAGGCAACATGAAACGCAAAACGGCAGCAGTGGCAGCGGTCCCAATGGAGGCACCGCGACCACTCAAACAGGCGAAGAAATTCAGGACAAACGCGGACGGCAACGGCGGCTTAACGCTGGGGCGAAGGGCGCAGGAGTCTGTTATCATCCGCTGTGGTGATACGACGATTGAGGTTGTGATGGTTGAGATTCGCGGCGACCGGGCACGGCTGTATTTTAGCGCACCGAAACACGTCAAGCTGATTCGATCGGAGCTGGAGGGGAAGCCGGGTTATGATGATTGACAGGCGACTGGTGGCACGGTTGCAGGCAATGAAGCCGGGCGAACGGCTGATTTTACCAGCGAAGTATTCCGCAGAATTGAACGTGCGAAACCTGCTGGCGGCAGCGGGTGCACAGACGTGGGATTTGGTCCAGTTAATCGACGCGCAGAAACGCAGCCGGTGGATGGTCGGGAGGGTGCCATGAGTGGGGATAAGTTCGGGGCGTGGTTTGGGGTGCCGGAAACGATGGCACAGGACCGCGAAGACCGGGAGTTTGGCCGGACTGGTCCGGGCAGCCAGTGGGATCCTGGGGAGATGCCGTGGAATCCACGCCAGAGAATGCACCCGGATCTGGTTCAGCGGCTGCTGCAGGGCGGCGGGAAAGAAACGAATCAGCCCACAGTGGGCTGAGGTCTGATGGTTGTTTTCAGGAGATGCGAGCGGTGAAGATTACAACAGGCAAAAAGGCGGTGCCACGGCGAGTCATGCTGTACGGCACACACGGGATCGGGAAATCGTCGTGGGCAGCGCAGGCCCCCGGTGTTCTCTTTTTGAACGTCGAAGACGGGCTGAACGATATTGACTGCGCACGCACTGATCAGGTGCAGTCCTGGGAACAGGTGAACGCGGTCATCATGTGGCTGGCCAATAATCAGCATCAATACAGGTGGCTGGCGATTGATTCGGTGGATTGGCTGGAGGCCATCATCCACGCGCAGGTGGCAGCAGACGCGGGCAAAAAGTCGATTGCCGATATTGGATACGGGGCGGGCTACAAATCCGCTGTGGTGTATTGGGATAAGCTGCTGACGGGGCTGGACTGGCTGCGGAAGGAGAAGGGAATTGGTATCATTCTGCTGGCACATTGTGCCATCAAAAAACACCAGGACCCGACAGCGGAAAGCTACGACCGATACCAGCCCGCATTGCATGACACAGCCTCAGCACTACTGCAGGAATGGTGTGATGAGGTGCTGTTCGCGTCTTATCGGGTTTTCACCAAAAAGGAGGATCAGGGATTCAACCGGGACCGCGTGATTGCGTCAGGCAACGGCGAGCGGTTTGTGCGGTGTGTTGAGACTCCGACAGCACTGGCCAAAAACAGGCTGGCCATGCCGGAGGAAATTGAGTTCAACTGGGCGGCGTATGCTCAGTATGTTTCGGGTGTGTCGTCAGATGCGAAAGGTTGATTGCAATGGCGAATTTGCGAGGTATTGACATGTCCGGTGTTGAGGCGGAAACCCCACGGGGAGCACTGCCACCCGGTGAGTATCAGGCTGTCATCACAGACAGCGAACTGAAGCCGACGAAAAACGGAAGCGGGCAGTTCCTCGAACTGGTGTTGCAGGTTCAGGATGGGCCGTACAAGGGCCGGAAAATTTGGGACCGGCTGAACCTGTTCAACAACAACGCACAGGCGGTCTCGATTGCAAAGCAGCGGCTGAAGGCCATTCAGGATTCTGTGGGTGTTCCGAATCCCGGCGATTCTGTGCAGTTGCACAACCGACTGCTGACAGTCACGGTTGACGTGCGTGAGTACGAGGGTCGTGAGTCAAACGAGGTCAAAGGCTATGCCGTCAAGCGCAGCAGCGGGCAGCCGATGACACAGACCAGCTATCCAGCCCCCACTGCAGGGCAGATGGCAAATCCGTTTGGTTGATGGGTGTGTGTGGGTGGTGTGCAGTCCCGGCAGCGGAAACGCTGCCGGGATTTTTGGCGGGGAGATGCGAGCGATGGAAGCACGGTGGTATCAGTCAGAGGCGAACGCGGCGGCGTGGCAGTACATCAGCAGCGGGCAGGGGAATCCGCTGATCGTCCTGCCGACTGGAGCGGGCAAGTCCATTGTCATTGCACTGCTCATTCGGCAGGCCGTGGAATGGGGGCAACGGGTGCTGGTGTTGGCGCACCGAAAGGAGCTGCTGCAGCAGAACGCGGAGAAGATCGAGCGGCTGACGGGGCTGCACGTGGGGCTGAATTCCGCAGGGCTGAAACAACGTGACATTGACAGCGCGGTCATCTGCTGCGGCATTCAGAGCGTCTATAGGGACGCGGCGGAGTTTGGCAAACGCGGGCTAGTGGTCATTGATGAGGCACATTTAATTTCCGACGATGCGGGCAGCATGTACGGGCAATTTCTGGCGGAGCTGCGGAAGTTGAATTCCCGGATGTTTTGCGTGGGGCTGACCGCGACACCCTACAGAACAAACGAGGGCAGTCTGTGCGGTGATGGTCGGCTGTTCTCGGGGGTCTGCTATGAAGCGAAAACAGGGACGCTGATTGAAGGTGGATATCTCAGCAAGTTGACCAACAACCCGGCAGACTCGCAAGCGGATCTGCAGGGCGTGGCAATACGCGGCGGGGAGTTTGTGGCGGCTGAAATGGAAAAGGCATTCAGCGGGGATGACATTATCCACGCTGCCTGCTGTGAGCTGACGATTGCCTGTGAGGGCCGGAACAGTGTGCTGGTGTTCTGTGCTGGTGTGAGTCACGCGGAACAAGTGGCGGCAGCCCTGCGGGATCTGACAGGGCAGGACGTGGGGCTGGTGACAGGCGAAACAGTTGCAATCGAGCGGCAGCGAGTGCTGACGGACTTCCGCAACGGCACACTCAGATGGTGCGTGAACGTGGACGTGCTGACAACCGGATTTGACGCGCCTGGCATTGACGCGGTGGCCGTCCTGAGGGCCACCATGAGCCCGGGGCTGTTCGCGCAGATTGTCGGGCGTGGCCTTCGGATTGCCGAGGGCAAAACGGATTGTCTCATTTTAGATTTCGGCGGCAATCTGCAAAGGCACGGGGCACTGGACGCGGATGATTACGGGATCAGCAAGCCGCGCAATTCCGACGGCAGTGAGGCCCCCTCAAAGGTCTGTCCGAAGTGCAAAAACGAGGTCCATTTGTCCGCCGTCAAGTGCAGTGAGTGCGGGCATCTGTTCGTTCGGCAGATGGATCAGACACCGAGACACGGTGACGAAATCGACACGACTTCCAGTATCGTGGGAGCACCGGAGCCGCAATGGTACGACGTGCAGGAAGTCCACTGGCATCTGCATCAGAAAAAGACAACACCCGGCAAACCGCCTACGCTGTGCGTGTCGTACTATGTCAGCGACGATACCATGCCTGCGGGAAATCTCGGCTGGATTGTGGTGCGTGAATGGGTGTGCTTCGAACACGAAGGATTCGCGCTATCGAAAGCGTTTGCGTGGTGGGATGCAAGATCTGTTTTTCCGTTTCCCGCGAGCGTGGCGGAAGCAATCACGGCACTCAATCATGGGTCAGCCCGGAAGCCTTCGCGGCTGTTGGTGAAGCGTGAGGGCCAGTGGGATCGGATTGTGCAGGCTGAGTTCAGCGAGGAAAAGCCGACGATGATTCGAGAACTGACGACGGCGGTGAATGAGTTTGGTGAAGATTGTCCGTTTTGATTTTTTTGGAGGGTGAGACGATGAACGAACGAAGGTGTGGGAATTGCCGGTGGTGGAAAGACGGAAAGACGGGCATGGGTAATTGCTGGAGGCGAGCACCGTTTGAAACAACGTGGAAAACATCGTTTTGCGGCGAGTGGGCAGACGCGAGCATTACGCCGGAGCAGGAGGATCGGCAGGAACTGACACGGCGGTTTGCGGTGGCGATTATGAGCGCGGAATACGGTGGCAATTTGGAGCCTGATCGGGTCTGGTCGGCAGCAAAAAGTTTTGCGGCAGCAGAACCACAGATTCAGAGGGAGGAAAAGCAGTGAGCGACGAACAACAAACACAGCAGGCAGACGACCCGAGCGGCGATGGGTGGCGGGACGTGGAGGTGGGCGAAATTCTGCAATCGAGTGACATGCTCTCCGATGGCACGAGATTCGTGCACACCGACGCTGCTGGCTCCCGATGCACATGGCAAGGTGTTTACCGCCGACGCATCGAACAACAGGCAGAGCCAGAGCCACAACCAGAGCCACAACCAGAGCCACAGCTAACCCCAGACGACCCAAGCGGGCCGGGCTGGCGGGATGTTTCGTCAGGTGAGATTCTCCATGTAGACGACATGGTGAAACGAGACAACGGGTGGGGCAGGACGCGAGCTGCCGGTACCCCGGCGGGTTATCAGCGCTACCGCCGACGCATCGAGCAACAGCAGCCGAGCGACAGCGAGCCGGAGACGATGGACGATCTGCGGAAACGACTGGCAGAGTGTGAGGTGTTGCTGGCCGAGTCCAATCGTAAGGTCACACAACTGGAGGACTTGGTGGGCAGCCTGCGGGCAATCAACGAGGCGCAGGAGAAAGCCTTCGAGGCAGCGGGCAAGGAGAACACCGACCTGCAGCACCGACTGAATGTCGTTGCGACCGAATGGGCGGAGCAGGCCGAAACGATCAGACGACTGCAGATCGAACTGGACGCAGCGCAGCAGGTGCCACAGGCCATTGCAGACCGATTTGAGGAGGGATGGAATCAGGGCACAGC